ATTATGGGATTGTCCGTGCGAAAGCCAAGACCTAGAGCACCTCGTCAATATCGCGGGCGCAAGCCCATCACTCCCAAACAGCAAGACCAGATCGACAGACTCATGCGGGAGTACGCCCGCATCAGCGGCAACGATGAGAACGGCAAGGGTGTCGGCGTCTTCACCGACCTGGTATTCTCCCCCGTCCTTAACGCACCAATGGCGGTGGAGGCACGGTTGGAACTTCAGGCGCTCACCACCCGATCCATCTTCGTGGGCTTCATGGGCACCCTGGCCGACGACGTGGCCGAGCCCGTGACCTCCACCGGCACCACGCACACCCTCGTCGCCTCCCACCTCTGCGGCTTCGTGCTGGACAGCCAGCTCACCGCCGCCGCCGTCTGGCACTGCGTCTACAACGGCGGCACCACGACCGGGGCCACCGACTCCACCACGACCACCTCCGGCGTCTCCGCAGTGGCCGGCGAGAGCGACATCCTCCGCGTGGAAGTGGACCCCAACGGCACGGCCCGCTGGTACATCAACGGGAAGCTGGAACAGACCGTCGCCAACGCCGTCTCCACCACGACCCTTCAGGCGGGCGGCGTCGGGTGCTGGGGCACCACATCCACGGCGGCGGACGCGGACATTGACTATATCGCCGTGGAAGGCAACCGCGACTGGACGCGTTAGGCGTCCTAACCATCCCAGTAAGGAGACACTGACATGGCAGTTGGAACGACAATCACCGGATCGTTGGCGGACAGTCTTGACGCCATCGTGGCGTCCGCCCGTTCCCGGCGTGAATACGACGGCGTGGTCCCCCAGTTGGTGGAGCGCCAGACCCTTGACCAGAACACCGGGCTGTCGTGGAAAGAGGCGCTGTTCGAGAAGCTGGCGGTGCAGGCGGTCACGGAGAGCAGCGACAACGAGAACTACCAGCAGTTCGTGGACAGCGCCTTCACCATCACCCCGTCGATGTACCAGATCGTGACCTGCATCACCGACAAGGTAGAGCGGAACCTGAACCGCAGGTCGCTGTCCCAGATGGGCAAGCTGGCGGGGCAGGCGATGATGCGGAACCAGGACGAGCAGGGCCTGACCGCGATGGACGGCTCCACCACCCAGCTTGGCGCGGCGGGGGCCACCGTCACGAGTAATCTCATCACGGCGGCAAGGTATCGCATCTCGTCCAACGCGACGGAGAAGGGAATGCCGCCGTACAACGCGGTGTTCCACGGCTACATCCTGAAGTCGCTCGCCAACGAACTGACGGCCTCCGTCGGCTCGGCGGAAGTGACCTCCGGCATCACGGCGGATGTCCTCAAGTCCGGGTTTAAGCTCCCCATCTCCGGCGTGAACATCCACGAGGACGGCAACGTCGCCATCGACTCCAGCGACGACGCCAAGGGCTTCGTGTTCGCCCGCGACGCGTGGGTGCTGGTGCAGGGGCTGCGGATGAAGACCGAGACGCAGCGGAAGCCGGGGCTCGGCGGCGGCGCGAACCTCCTGTACATCACCGAGGAACACGCCTACGGCGAGCGGTCGGCGGGCAATTGGTCTTACGAAATCGTGGGCGATGCAGCCGTTCCTACGTCGTAACTCGTAACTCTGAGATCAGGTGACGTTGTGCAGACGCGACGCGGAGTCTGGCCTATAACGACCGTCCTGTTCCCGGACGAGTGGTGTTACCTCCTCTACGAGATTGAGGAACCTCGCCCGGACGGGCGAGGGAAGCATCGCTATCAGGTCCTCCGCGTCGCGCGCAACGACGCCCCGGCTGAACACTGGACGGACCTGGGATTGTCGTCGCAGTTCAAAGCGCCGCAGTTTGAAATCCTTGGCGGCGTGGTGGACGAGACGACGGGGCTGGCGCGGCCCGTCCATACCGTGGCGGAACTCCTGGACATCGCTGAGTGGATGCGTTCCACCACCCCGTTGCCTGTGGAGCCCTCTGACCTGCCCACCCTCTGGCGCAACTCCTTGAAGGAGCGGGCCAAGCGGTCCCGTCACGCCAGCACCTTCGGTACATACCAGCGAGTGGAGCGATAAATGACGACCCAACAGGCCACCCCCGCCGACATCCTGCCGCG